CGACGGCGCGATCATCCAGCAGCTTCAATTGCGGTGTCGTGACCCGGTCGGCCTCGACCAAATGGAGGTCCAGGGTTACGGGGCCGGCAAGCAGCGGATTGGCTGTCAGAATCCCGAACGCCTCGCCGTCGGTTGCCTTGGCCATCCGCATCGTGCGAAGCTTGGCGGCCAGCGAGATATCTCTGGCCCAAACCATAAACGCTGCTTCGACCGAACGGTTCAATCCGCCGTCGTTTGTAAGAAGTTGAAGCCTCGGCCCTGTTCCGACGCAGTCATTGGCTAATGTCAGCACGATGCCTTTGGCGTAGGAGTTGTTGGCTGTCTCGTAGCGACTGCGGTCGCGGAGTTTCTTGCGAACGTCGCTTGACGCCGCCGCATCGGCCGAGAGCCCATCGGCCATTGCCCAATAGCGGATATTCTCGCGGGTGGTCTGGGCGGCGTCGTAGCGGGCCCGCAGTTTTACCGGTACGACTGTTCGGACGGTCTTGGTCCGAGACTTCTTAACAAACGGCCACATCAGACCGCACCTCCCGGCGAGATCTTCAGAAGCTTGATACCCAGCCCCTTCGTGGCCATCGCCTTCTTGGATTCCAGGTGCTTGTCGGCGGCGATCTGATCGGTGAGTCTGTGCTGCTCAATCGAGCCCGAATCACCGCTGGCCTTCTGTGGCCCGGCGGCGTTTTCTTGAATCGAGTTGTCGAGGGTGTTTGTCATGGGCGGGTATCGTCGTGCTGTTTGCCCACTACATCCGCATGAGCGACGGATTTGCCGCCTGGGAATCTGAAGTTTTTATTTCGCCCGCCGGGCCTGGAGTGTCGACAACTTCAGGCGCAGCCTCGGACCGCTTGCGGCGACATCCAGAGATCGCAGGCTCGCGCCCTGAATGCTGGCGGCGACAGCGCAGCCGACCAGGCAATCGAACCAGTGGTTGTCCGGGCAGGCAGCGCGGAGTTTCCACTCATCGACCGTGCGGTCGCGGGCCATCGTCTTGATGCGGTACTCGGCCGTGAGGTGATCGGCCAACAGTCGGTGGGACTTCGGGTCCCGCCCGAACAGTGAAAAACACCCCGGATCGCCCATTGCCACCGCCAGCCGGGCATGAACAAAGCTCTTCCAGTAGTTGGTATCAATGAGAGCGTGGCGGATCGCACGCTTGCCGGTGGTGTTGGGAATGCGCCAGTGCAGCCCAACCCGGTCGCCGCGTTTGCGCTTGTACTCGCTAAAGGGGATACTGGATGCCCCGACATATTTTCCGTGGCTGGGCAGCAGCACGCTGGCATGGGCGCTCTGACGACAGAACTGGTAGACGACATCGGTCGACTGGCCCCAGTTGGCGTCCACCAGGCAGCGGTCGATCCGCATCTCAGCGCCGTCTTCGCGCCGATAGGCGCGGGGCAGCACCTCGGAGGTCAACTCCTCGAGGCCGTTATAGATCGCGCCTTCCAACCCGGCCTTGGGTTTGGCCTGATGGAGCGTTCGTCGTATGTCGCGGAGTGTGAAGTAATCTCGCCGCTGATCGGGCCATGTGCCGTAGTCCAGGATATAGCCGGTGAAATCCTCCTCGAACCCGCACAGCATCCAAAACATCGCCTTTTGCTGCACGTCGATGAACATGGTCAGGTGATTGCAGCCAATCGGGAGCGCCCCCCGGGCATAGCCGTTGGTTTTGGCGGCGATTTCCTCGGCCGAGAGCATCTCTTCGCCCTCGGTTTCGACGACAGGCTCGTTCTGATACTCGGCAAAGAAGGCCGCCTCATCGCGGAGCTTCAAGTTCATGGCATGCTGGATAGCCGACAGTTCGTCGTCATTGTGGCGCTCGGGCCATGCGACTACAGAACCTCTATCCATCGCCTCGCGGTTCTGGCGATAGAACTCGGTTGCTTCCGATCCGTCGCCGCCGTTGCGCAGGGAATCGGCCCGGATGTCGGCATACTGGGCCCAGAGCTTTTCGTCGGTGGGGAAGGCGTAGACCATCTTGGTCCGCTCACCCTGCCATTCGGGGTGTTTATCGCGGTCCAGGATGTTGTCAGCCATGTCGCCGGGCCGAATGACCGTACAGGCCATCAGACCGGAGATCTTCTTGCCCGGTCCGGCCATGCCCAGGACGTCACCGGCCAGGATCGCCTCACGACGTTGCGATTGTGAAGGGCTCCAGGCTGATTCGGTCGTCTGCGGATCGTCGACCATCACCAGCTGCGGCCGAACCACCCGGCCGTCGGCGCGGGCGTAGTTCTGGCCTCGAATGTCCGAGCCCTTCATGCCAGAACACGAGATCACCAAGCCGGAGGCCTTGCTGCCCTCTATGGTGGGCAGCACGATCTTGTCGGCGGCCCATTCGATGCGTGTGGACTGGCCGTTACATTTCTGGCCCTTCTGGCGGTTGGTGATCCGCTCCAGGGCACGAACCGGAACAGTAACTTCCGGAAAGTCCTCGTGGAGCCGGTCATTCGTCTCCAGCCAGACCTTGATGGTTTCCAAGAGGTCTTTGGCGCGATCGGCGGATGCAGCAATCAGGCAAACAAACGGCGTCGCCCCGGTAAGCGCCGACCAGAGGCAGGCCATCTGCATCAAAACAGTTTTGCCGCTTCCGCGCGGCATCGCCAGCGCAAACAGTCCTCCCTTCAACACTGCCTGCTCGATCTTGTCAATCACCAGAAGGTGGTCTGCCGACCACGGCAGGTAGAAGACCTCCGGGAAGTACACCTCGCAGAAATACCGAAAGCTTGCGCATGCCTGTACCTTTCGCTCCGGATTCACGACCGGCGGAATTGGACCGATGTCCTGGCCGGACCTGGCAAGATCGGCGTTGCGCTTACGGGCCGATTCGCGGATATCGTCATAGGTACGAGGCACTCTGGCGGGCCTGGAATACTCCTGGGTCAGCCAGGCGGCGTACCGAAACAAATCCACCGTCCGGGCATCGCCGATGGTGTAGCCAGCGCGGTTGCGGTGACGGCGCAGCGTCCTTTCGGATATCACCTCGCCAAATCCCGCCGAGTTGAGCAGCCGCGTCAGATCCGTGGGCCGAAGTTTGGTCGGATTAACCGCTGCCACGCACGACCTCCCTGGCCAGCCAGGCGGTGTATTCCACGAGGCTGATGGTGCCGTCGGACCGGACGAGCCCGGCGTTTTGGGCGATTGCCAGCACCTGTTGATCGCTTACCTTCCGCCGGGAGGCCTCCGACAGGACCTTGGCTAATTGCTCCGGCGTCAGTGCCGTGATTTTCAGGGTGTTATCCGCCATATTCAGTCCAAATTGCTGCCAGTGTACCGATTCTTCTTACAATGGCTCCCGCCTACCTGCACATGGGCAAAAATCTGCAAATTACTGCAAAATAAGGGGTTAATTGCCTTGGCGTGGTCGCGGCATTGAGGTAACTGTGCATTGACGATACGCGAGATACAAATTGAAGACGGGAGACCAGACGATGGCAAAGAAACAAAGAAATCCCAAGACTTATGGGCAATTTCGGGAAGACGTCAAACGCTTTACCGCACAGATTGCCCGCTGGCAGGCCAAGTGTGACAAGGCTGCAAAGGCCTGCGATATTGACGCGGCCCGGCAGTACGAACAGGATGTCAAGGACCTCACGGACATCCTCAACAGCATCGAGCAGGGCGACTGGGCGCTGGCGCTTGATCTGGCTTGGCAAATCGACACGCTGGTCGCGGATCGTATCCCAGCCAGACTCTACAACTTCATCGCAAAAGAGAACGGTTACTGTTAAGCAAAGGAGATCGTTATGCGCGTTCTCGGAATAACCCTCGCAGGCCGAATGCCCACACGCAAAATGCCGCCTTCGCGGTTCGCCAACGTTACTCGCAAGGTCGGCAGTCCCTGGATCGAGGTCGAGCTGATCAGCCCAAGTGGAGACAGGACCTATCACGCCCGAGCCAATCGCGCCTCCGACGTCATTTCGATGGCAGAGCGCATTCAGGAATTCCTCGACGGCGGGAAGGGCACCAATTCGATGGTCCAGGATTACTACCGCATGTTGCAGCATCTGACCGATTGACTCTTTTTTTGAAGGGACGGGATCATGCACGTTATCGAAATCACGCTGGCAGGCAGAATACCGACGGGCGCTCTGGTGCCGGCAACATTCGCGCGATTGCATCGCATACCGGCCAGCGAACAGATCAAGGTGTCGCTGATCAGTCTGGCAAGCGAGAGGGTTCATTTCGTCGAGGCTGACTGCGCCGAGGACGTCGTCTCGATGGCCGAATGCCTCGCCGATTACCTCGGCGGCACGGTTGAAGAGTACATGAAGGCGCTGAACCTGCTGGTCAAGTATTCGGGAAATTTTTAATAACCTCCAAATGAAAGGGACAAACAATGAAGAAGTCAGAAGTCACCATCGGCGGCCAGTACAAGGCCAAGGTCACCGACAAGGTGGTCACCGTCGAGATCCTCGCCGAGAATCCCAACGGCGGCTGGGACGCCAAGAATCTGGCCACGGGCAAAACGGTCCGTATCAAATCGGCCCAGCGCCTCCGCGGGCCCGCCGCCACGGCCGCCACGTCGGCACGTGGTGCGAGATCGTCGGCCAGAACGGTCACGGCTGCCGCCAACGCCCAGTCGACCAACACGGCCAAACCTGGGCAAAACACGCTGCAGGTCAAAAAGGCCTCGATCCTCGACGGTGCCGTCCGGGTCCTTGCCGAGAAGAAGGAGCCGCTGGCGTGCAAGGAGATGGTCGAGACCATGGTCCAGAAAGCGTACTGGCAGCCGTCCAAGGGCGGCAAGACACCAGCCAATACGCTGTATGCGGCCATCCTTAAGGAGATCAATACCAAGGGCGCCGAGTCCAGATTTGAGAAGGTCGGCCGCGGCCAGTTTGCCCTCGCCAAGAAATCGTAAACGCAATCCCAATCCCTCGCTTTCCGCCAAACCTCGGCATGCTCTGCCGGGGTTTTTCTCAGTCCCACCAGTCCGCTTTCCAGCGAAATGGCCACACCGTTTGCTGGCCACCTTACATCGCAAAAAGAACCCATTCAGAGCCCGTCCTGGAGCGGGTTTTGCATGGCGGCAAATAGTCATAAATTCTTTCACATAAAGCATTTATGGCAATTTAAGCCCTTGGCTTCTGCGCGTTCATGTGGCTAAATGTGGTTATAAACGAAGGAGAAAAACCATGAACGCAAACGACATGACATTCGGAGTAGAGATCGAAACGGTAGCCCCGCAAAGCGCCGTTGAAAACGACGGCTTGCGGATCGGCGGATACCACCGCGGAACGCAGGTCCCGTACCTGCCCGCGGGATGGAAGGCCGAACGCGACGCATCGATTCGAGCGCCGCACGCCTACCATGCCTGCGAGATTGTTTCGCCGGTTCTTCGCGGTCGCGAGGGCCTGGCGCAGGTCGCCGAGGCTGTGCGGGTGCTGGAGGCCAAAGGGCATCGCGTCAACGTCAGCTGCGGGATTCACGTCCACGTCGGCTGGCAACGCGACTGGCCGGCAACGGCGCTGGCACGGCTGGTGACCATCGTCTCGTATTGCGAACGCGGCCTCTACGCGATCACCGGCACCAAGAGCCGCGAACGCGGGATGTATTGCGGCGGCGTCCGCAAGTACGGAAACGACAAGGATGCCAAACCTGCCCTGGACCGCAACCGCTACCACGCCTTGAACCTCACCAACCTCGCCAACGGCAGACGCGACGCGGTCGAATTCCGCGTGTTCTCCGGATCGCTCAATGTCACGAAGGTCATCGGCTGGATTCAGGTCTGCCTGGGTCTGGCCGAGCGGGCGATCAACGGCAAGCGGGCACCGAAGTGGAATCCCGGCGAACTCAAGGGCGGCTGGAAGAAAGCGGGGCAAGGCGCAAGCGAGGCCGAGCGGTTGATGGGCTATCTTGCCTGGGGCGCCGGATACGCCCGCATTCACGGCGGACGGCAATACGGATGGATCAGCGATGCGATCCCGCAGGAGCAGGTCAAACGCGAGTTCCGCCGCCTCGCAGCCAAATACGACGCCCAGATGTAAACGCGACACCCTTTTTTGAGAGGAGCAGCCATGTGTGGTATTTTCGGATTCATAACCAGCGACGGACGAGGCCCTGACATAGCACGTCTGCGGCGCTTGGCCTTGATCACGCAGACGCGAGGCGCACACGCCTTCGGCCTGGCGTGGCTCGATGAGGATGGGCGCATTCGGACGTTCAAACGGCCGGGACCTGCGAAGGCCCACCTGGACGAGTTGGACCGCTGCCGAAACGCGGTGGTCATGGTCGGCCATTGTCGCTACGCCACGCACGGCTCGCCGGAGGACAACCGCAACAACCATCCGCACGCCGCCGGCGCTGGGTTCCTCGTTCACAATGGGGTCGTCGGCAACTATCGGCAAGTCGTGCGGCGACATCGCCTCGACGTTCGCAGCGAATGCGACAGCGAGATCTTCGGCCTGCTCATGACGCGATGCGGAGGCTCTATTAGCCAGCGCCTGGCCTGGGCGGCTAGCCAGGCCCAAGGCGACTTTGCCGTGCTCGGCATGTGGCGTAGGCCGGCGCGTCTGCTGGTCGGTCGCCGCGGCAGGCCGTTGCACTTCGGCCAGGCACGGGAGGGATACTACTTTGCCAGTTTGCCGCAAGGCCTGCCCGGTCGGGTACAAGCAGTGGCCGACCGCACCGCGCGTGTGCTGACCTACACAGACGGCGGGCTGCATCTGCAGCGGGCCGCCATCCGCCTGCCTGCAGACGGCGCAGATAACAAGGGCGACGAGAAGCTGCGCTGGCTTGGCGATTGACAGTGCTCTCATCTCTCCGCCACCTCGGCCGCCAGGTCCTGTGCAATTTCTGATTCCGGCATTTCGCTGCCCAGCCGCTGGGCTTTCTTGCCCGTGAACTCCTCATACCGTTTCACGATCACATCGCAGTACAAGGGATCGATTTCCATCAAGTACGCATTGCGCCCGGTCTGCTCGCAGGCGATCACGGTCGAGCCGCTGCCGCCGAACAGGTCCAGCACGTTCTCTCCGGGTTTGGAGGAGAACTGAATTGCCCGCACCGCCAGCTCCACCGGCTTTTCCGTCAGGTGGACCATGCTCTGCGGATTGACCTTTTTAACGTGCCACAGGTCGGTCTCATTGTTCGGTCCGTAGTATCGATGGGCCTTGCCTTCCTTCCAGCCGTAGAAACACAATTCGTGCGCGCCCATGAAGTCCTTGCGGGTGAGCACGGGATGCTGTTTGTCCCAGATGATCGCCTGCGAAAAATACATCCCTGCCTGGGACAACGGCCGTGGGTAATTGGCGATATTGGCGTAACCACCCCAGACGTAGAACGAACCACCCGGCCGAAGAACACGGGATGCGTTGTCAAACCACGCCTGCAGCATGACCTCGAATTCCGCGTCGGAGATGAAGTCATTCTCCAGCGGTCGGTCCTTGGCACGCAGCTTCTTCGTGGTGGGCTTCGATGCCCCCGGATCGGACGCCAGACGCATCGCCGCATGGTGCATACCCTTCTTGTCGAGGGGCTTGCATTTTTTCTCGCCTTCCTGCTTCGGAAAGGAACTCAGGCCGGCGGCGATGGCGTTGTTGGAGCGGGGCTCGACCTTGACGTTATACGGCGGGTCCATGTTGACCAAGTCGATCCCTGCGCCGTCCAAGAGTGTGTCGAGGTCGGCCGGGCTGCTCGAATCGCCGCACATCAAGCGGTGGTTACCGAGTATCCAGATATCTCCTGGATGGGTAATGGCCTCGTCCGGCGGTTCGGGTACGGCATCCGGGTCGGTCAGACCCTGTTCGGCCTCGGTATTGAGCAGCTTGACCAGTTCCGATTCGTCGAAACCGAATGCCTCCATGTCGAATCCGGCCTCCGTCAACTGGGACAGCTCGATAGGCAGGATCTCGTAGTCCCAGGTCGCCAGGTCCGCGGTCTTGTTGTCGGCGATCCGATAGGCCCGGATCTGCTCCGGCGTCAGATCGGTGGCCACGTGGACGGGTACCTTCTTGAGGCCCAGCTGCTGGGCCGCCTTGTAGCGGGTGTGACCGCAGACGATGACGCCATCAGTGTCGACAACAATCGGCTGCCTGAATCCAAATTCCCGCAATGATGCCGCCACGGCGTCGACGGCCGGGTCATTGACGCGGGGGTTGTTCTCATAGGGCTTGATCGAATCGATGTCGCGAATCTCAACGGCAAAGGTTTTGTTCATAAGCGTCTCCAAAAAGGGGGTCAAAAAAAACCGGACAGCAGGAAGAAACTCTCTCTATGGACGCGACTGTTCCCGCCTCCATAATGTCTTTTATTTGCAGGGAAGTACCTAAACCCAGTTACCACATACCGCACGCGTAGACGCGCGCACGGATAAAAACAGAAGGTGAGAGAGAGTGATATGTGTTAATGTGGTAACTATATAAGTCATTGTTTTTCCCTTACTTACGGCGTTCAGTTACCGCATTGGGGCATGTGGTAACTGTGCGTTTTATGTGGTAACTGGCCGGTTTTGGCAGCCAACCGCTTAGTTACCACATGGCCGTGATGTGGTAACTACAGCAACCGATACCGACAACCGCAGGGTCCTCCTTTGGTCGTACTGCCCGCGTTGAAGTCAATAAGAAGGCGTGCATAGAGCGAGTCCCGGACCATCTCGATATCCTTTTCAGTCCAGCCGTTCAAACGCCGCGACAGTTCCCAGTGGGGCATCCACGCCCCCTTGCCCTTGAGCGCTTTCCACGAGCGCAACACCTGGATCATCTTCTTGCATCTCTTGTCGAACTCGTTCTCGTACACGTGCTGCGCTGCCAGGAACAGCATACGGCGGACCTGGTGATCGACGAATCTCACGGCCCAGTCGGCTCCCTGAGACGAGATGACGGGAGCTTTGTGGTTCTCACTGCAAGCGTACAGCAGTGCCAGTTTACGGGCGTTCTCATTGGCTCGACCCCAGATCGCCTTGGCGCACTCATCGTTGTCCGATTCGGCGCTGGCATATTCCGTGTCCGCCATGATGCGAAAATCATCCAGGATGTCTCTGGCCCTGCTGTCGATATCTATGACGAGCGGCTGTGGATGGAAACCGGCCAGATTATGCCGATGCTCGCCTGGACAGAATTCGGTCCACCATCTTGCCGTGGAGATAATGCGTTCCGGCATCTGGTCGGCCAGACCGGCATCCTTGCCCTTGCCGCGATAGCCGATGTCGACGACGATCATGCGGGCAAAGAATCCGTTGGTCAGCATCCGCTCGCTTAGAGACTCGTAGTAATGCTTGGGCGTAGCCGTCCCGAAGAGCGTCAAGTGCGGCTGATCGATGATTCCGCCGGATTGTTTGCCTGCCTTTCGACGCAGCGCGTAGACTGAGCCGCTGGAAGTATACATCGTCAGGAGCGTTCCCATGATGCTCTCAAACCGGGCGTCCTTTGCCTTGTTCAGGGCGGTTAGCATGCCGTCGATTTCGTCGTTTTGAAACAGCATCGACGGCGTCAGGTTCATGGCATCCTGGATACCTTCGCCGGAAGCGAACTTGTCGCCTATCGCATCGAGCGTTTGTGTTTCCATCATGATGTGCGCGTTTAGTTGGCGCGGCCAGTCCTTGCCGCTCGACGAACCGGCCAACGCCAGCAAGTACAGGTTGGTTCTCAAGTTGCCGGGATCGCGCACCTTCCGGCCGCACAAGAACGACTGCATGGCAAGTGCGCCGCAGAATGCCAGTCCCTGATTAGGATAGGGCGCGGATGCCAGACAGAAGTCCATCAATTCCGATATGAACCCTGGAACGCGAAGAAGATCGTCCGGCAAAGATCCTGGATCGGGCACACGGGTCTCACTGTCGGCAGCGTATACCTCCTCGGGTTGATCGATAAGGGCCGAGATGTCCACATCATCAGCGACGGCATCGTTCATCGGATCGCCATACCCGTCGCCTGACAGCGCTTGCGCAGCGCTGGCGTAATCGCCGCCATGTTCCAGTAGCGTATAGACTGCAAACGGCGAATAGGCCTTGTTGGGCTCAAACGGTGCGGCATTCGAACTGAAGGCGTAGAACACATTGTCAGTTGTCCGAAGCGTGGCAGACCAGCCTCGATCCTTCCCCGGTCGACGCCACCGTTGGTTCTCGTCGTATTCGGCCACGCAGGCCCAGCCGTGGTTGCGAAGGATCGCCGCGATATCGCCACGCTGGTTGAAATCGTCGCCCGGGCGGAGAGCGTCATGGTGCACAGTCGTCGCCGGCTGGGTATCGACAGCGTCGGGCCAGTGCTCGTTAAGTGTCCATGCCGCCTGTAGCAGGGTTTCACGTTCGATCTCGGTCAGGATTGGCAGTCTGCTGAAATCACCCTGCATCAGCTCATAGCCCGCGGTCGGCGCGCACAGAAACAGCCCGCCCTCGCCGCGGGTCTCGATGAGGGTTTGGAGTTTACCGTCATCCCTGCGCTGTGCCAGTTTCATGTTGCCGCCAATGACCGACTGGCAGCGATAGCACACGTGCCAACCGCCCGACTGCGTTTGCTCGATCACCAGCTTATCCAGCAGTCCGTCGGAGTTGTCGGCGACGAGCGCATACCAGCGGTCAAACAGCTCACCGCCGTTGTCGAAATCGATCATTTCCAGGTTGCCGCTGACGATCCCTGCAATGATACACAGACCGTCCTGGAGATTGCTGAACCACGCATCCAGCTCGACCGCCGTCGGCAAACGACTCTGGTACTGCTTCCAACTCTTGATGGCCGGACGCTTCTCGATGCGCCTGGCCGGCAGGACACACAAACCTGATCCCAAATACTTCCCTGCAACCTCCCGCAAATCATGCCCTCCGCCGGTTGTATCGTTCGCCTGCGCCGATGGGCATGATCTCGTGATACGGGATACCGTCGATGACGACGCCGGCAGCGAGGATGGGCCGCTTGAGCATGTGCCGCCCGTAGGCGAACTGCCAGGCCTTCTGATCGATGCCGCAGCCGGTATCCATACCGAAGATCCGTGCGCTGGGGCCACAGGACCATTTGACGCCTGCTACGGAGTGGCTGTGACCCACTACGACCGACATGAGTCGCGACCGGGCCGCATTGAAGGCGGGGTTGACGCCATTGGCCCCGACGCCGTGATAGTAGTACACGTCGTCAATGGTCACGCTGTAGGTCCATCGCCAGTGGGGTGTCTCCCAGACGTCGCTGTAATTGCGCAGGAATCTGGCCGGGATGCTGACGCTCTCGGCCAGGCGCAGTGGCCGCTCGTCATGGTTGCCGATACAGACATGGGCCTTCGGAAATGCCTTGTACCACAGTTGGGCCCGGCGTTTGGCCAGTTCATACTCGTCCTTGGGGCCCGGGCATTCGGGATGCTGGGCGTGGAAGCTGATCGCGTGGAGATCAAACAGGTCGCCGATCAAAACGACCGTATCACAGTCCCACTGGTCATAGAGATCCTGGCAGAACCGCCGGTACATGGGATGGGCGACCGGCTCATGGACATCGCCGATGACAAGCACACGGGCCATCTACGGACGCTCCAACATCTGTGTTAGAACCGCCGGCTGTGTGTCCGGACTGTGTTTCCACATGTGGACCACAGCGATTCCATGAGCCTCTGCCTCTTTGATCTCGGCCCGTACGCCAGCGCTTTCTGCCGGATCGGAGCAGACCAGTACGGCATCACAGAGGCGGATAATACTGAAGCACTGGTTCAGAATGGCCCCACTGGTGATCAGTCCGTTCTGAAAGGCCTCCTGGAACAACGGCTCGTGCTCGTGAGGGCTGTAGAACTCCAGATGCGGAAACATCTTTCGAAGGGCGGTCGCATAGGCAACGCCTGTTCGGATATTCTGCCGCATCGTCTCCGGTGTGGCTGCATCGCCCTCGGGCCCGCGAACTGAGGCCGCGATGTAGAACCGCCGGGTTGGGGGACCAGCGCTGTCTGTGCGCTTCAATTCATCCCAGTTCGAAAACTCCCCCTCGGTGTAGGGCTCTGGCAAATCGTCCAGCGAATCGGGCAAATGGCCCTTGAGGATCTGGTCCTCTGTGTGGATACACCCGAAGATATTCCACGCCGCCTGGGCCAGGTGGTCTTCGTCCCGCATTCCGGCCAGATACTGCTGCAGGTGGCGAATGGCCGAGTCGATGAACCGGCCGAGCGGGATACCCTGTTCCCAGTTGCGTTCGCCCTTGCCCTGGGCCCCATCCTCGTACACGCGCGCCAGCCGGAACAAAGCGATTGGGCTGATCAGATCGAAGCGTCCCTTGCCATCCCGCTTGTCACGGACCGCCGTGCCGTGATAGGTGTCTCTTTGGCCTGAATCTTTCATCTGCTGTCCTCGGTCGTTTGCTTTCGGATGGCCTGGCACAACGATGCCACGGCCGCATTTCGTTCGATTTCCTCTATGCCATCACCATCAGGGCCGAAGGCATGTTCCAGGGCCTCACGGCCAAAGAAGTTCTTCAGCAGCCGCATGTCGTCGGGATCGTTGACATCGGCGGAGAATATAGGCTGTGGGTTTTCCAGCTGCGCCTTGATGCGCTCTTGGTGTTTCCTGCGTTCATGCGAACACTGGTTACATCCCGAGCCGCGGCACCAACTGCACCCGCCGAATGCGCCCTTGTACTGTGTGGTCATACTCATCCTTCACTCATCAAAACGGGATATCATCTTCGGCCGGTACATACTCGGGCAGGCTGCCGTCATCGCGCTCCGCACCCATCTCGACGCGAGGCGGTTTTTCACCCAGTTCGTAGCGGATGATGCGTTCGTATTTCTGGCCGCTGACGGTGCGAACGGTGATCTGCTTTGTTTCTGCAAGCGCCCCGGCATCGGCCAGATCGATGGCCTCGTTGACGGTATCAGGAACGGGCTCATTACTCCTGGCCTGCCACCATGCCTCGGCCTTGGCACGGGCGTAGCCAGTATGCTCAAAGCAGATCCATTCGGAGCAGGTGCTATACCAGCCGACCTTGTAGACCACCCGCATCGAGGGACGATCATCGGGCCCCGCATCGCGTTTGGTGTGGTAGTAGAAATCCACACCCCGGACCGTGTAATCTGTGTCCTCTACCTGCCCGGAGAGGATACCGGCGGTGCTGGCCGAACCCTCATGCTTGTTCTTCTCCGGCGGCGGGAAGGCATAGCCGCAGTCCGGGCAGGTCGCATAGGCGGCATGGATCACCGAATGACACTGGGGACATTCCTTGGCAGGGGCATCGCCGCTACCCGTCGAGGCTGCATCCTTAATCTGCAGACTGTCCACGGGGCCGTGGCGAACGATATTGCCGGCGAAATCCAGAACAAGGCAATCTTGCTTGGAGGGGTGCAACCTGAATCCACGACCACAAGACTGATAGAAAAGTCCCGGAGAATTCGTCGGCCTGAGCAAAACCACGCAGTCGATGTTCGGGGCATCGAAGCCTGTCGTAAGCACATTTACGTTGACCAAATACTTGAGCGATGACTTCATCCCACCGAACAGATCAGCTTTCACGGGCTCCCTCTTGAAGCGAGCCAGTAATGCGGCACGTTCTCCAGCCGGTGTATCGCCCGTGACCAGACCCACTTCCTGGCCCGTTCTCTCAGCCAGGCATCGCTGCACATGCTTAGCATGCTGGATGCCGGCGGCGAAGATGAGAACGCTGCGGCGATCCTGCGTCTGTTCGATGATCTCCTGGCAGGCCGACCGCACGAGGGACTCGTCGTCCATGAGTTTCTCAGCCTCAGCGGGGACGAATTCACCGCCGCGGATATGCAACTCGGAGGTGTCGGCCTTGCGTTTGCCCGCCTTGCTCTTCAACGGACACAGATACCCCTGTACGATCAACTCCTTGACGCCCACCTCAAAGCACACTTCGTTGAGCAGGTTATCGGGGCCACAGATCACACCTGAACTTAACCGAAACGGTGTGGCGGTCAGACCAATCAGACGCAGATGCGGATTGACGACCAGCGCATCCTGCAAGAAGCTGCGGTACATGCCCTCACCGGAGGGCTGTAGCATATGCGCTTCGTCGATTAGAATCAGATCGAACCTGCCCAACTCGCACGCTCGCCGATAGACGCTCTGAATGCCCGCGACCAGTATAGCGTGCTCAGTGTCCCGGCGATTCAGGCCTGCCGAATAGACACCGACATCCAGTCCATCCGAGATACGCGAAAGGGTATCGGCCGTCTGCTCGAGCAGTTCCTTCACATGCGCCAGTATGAGAACCCGTCCACTCCACAGCGTAACCGCGTCATGGCATATCGCTGCCATCACCGGCGTCTTGCCGCCTGCTGTGGGGATCACGACGCATGGGTTCCCATCGCGGTTCCGCAGGTAGTCATAGACGGCGTTTACCGCCTGCTGTTGATAGGGTCGCAATTCCAGCATGTCAGTAGGTAACGCAGGCGTTTAGAACGGCCGCCGCCAGCCAGTAGATGCCTCGTCGCCAGTCTCGGCCGACCAGATAGACAACGGCAGCGCAGACCTGCAGGCAGATCAGGATCGTGGGAAATAGTCGTCTCTGCATATCAATTCAGTTCCGGAATAAAACTGTCCAACTGGCCTCCGCAGATCGGGCAGTGCTGCAGGGGCAGGTCTGCGACATTTATCAGCAAGCGTCCTCGGGGCACCACCTCGCGGCGGCGCGTCACCAGCAGATCGATTTGACTGTCATCCTCGTAGATGCCTGCGTGTTGCAGTGCGTCGAGCACAGGCTTCTGAAGGTTATCCAAGTCGCGCCGGCGTCGATCAGGAGGGAAGGCGTCCATCGCCAGGGCAATGCGTCCGCCCGAAGGAGGCTTGCGGATTCCGCTTCCGCCGCCCGGGGCCAGGAGCCCGCACACTTGGGTGCGGTACTCCCGGCCCTCACGGCTGATCAGCGTGCGTGGCCCGACACGGCGGTAGTAGTGGTTCACGCTCGGGGGCCAGGGCAGAATTAGTTCCATCGCGGCTCCCATCATCGCCTCCACGGAGGTGTATTGCTGGTCGGGGTGGCCTGCTGTGGCTGGCCGTTAGCAACGTCCTTCTTGGCGTAGCCCTTGACTTCGTTCACGACCTCGTCGGTGTCCGTGCGCTTCCGACAGCGGACATTGATACACAACGGAACGTGATGCAAATCCACCGAATCACGCGGCTGCATTACACCGACGGCCCGGCAGATGGCCGACAGATTGCCGCGGGCGATCTTGACCGCCTGTGCATTAGGGTGGTTCAGGCAGAGGCGGTCCCACACCTTCCTGCCCTTGAATTCACCCTCCAGGATGGTGAACTCCAGTTCGAGGTAACTGCCGCTGCCGGCTTTGGTCGGCCTCATTTGCGAACCGGTGATCGCGGCGATGTACTTGTTAGCCGGGACCGGATCGAACCCGGCATTCGGTTCCACTTGGTTGGCGTCAAAGTTGTTGAGGTTCGCCATAGATTAGTCTCCTTGATTTGAGTTCTGAGGCTGGGTCATTGCATCGATGAGGGCCTGCCAACTCAGCGGAAGCTCTGCAGGCAGGTCGTAACGGTTTTTGGCAACACAAGCGGGCGAGCCGACACATCGCAGAATGCGCTCGCCGCCATCCTTGCCGAGCCCGGCCGCCGTGGTACGGGAGCGGTTGAATCCGGCGTCCTCGGTCTTGGTGATGATCATGCGGGTGGCAAACAGGACGGCGTCGGCCCACTCGGTGATCAGGGCATTGGCATGCTTGTGCAGCCGTGGTGAATAGCGGTCATAAGCGGTGTGTTCCGGGTCCTCGAACTTCTCGACCTTGGCATGGGCCAGCAGGATCACACACATACCCTGTTCGTTTCGCAGATCGTTGAGTTCATTCAAAACCCTGCGCCAGTGCGTCAGGGCGTGCGTGTAGCCGCGGGCGTAGCCGCCGTCGACCTTCTCGATGGAGTTAACACCATACTGCTGACACAGTTCATCCCAAATCAGCCGTTCCAGCCAGTCGAGTGAATCGATCACGACGGATTGGTAATCGTGTTTGTCCTGGCGAAGCGCCGACAGCGCGTTGAGCACATCATTGAGGTTTTCGGCCAACGGAAATGAATCACAGGCAATCTGATCGAGGCCATCCTCTGTGGGGATGAAAACGGGGTTGGGTGCCTGCGCCGCCGTTGTGCTCTTGCCGATGCCCTCGGTGCCGTAGAGGACGATGCGGGGTGGTGAGTGCTTCTTGCCCTGGTGAATGGTTTGCAGCAGTGACATGTGGGGTCCTCCAAATAGGAATGCTCGATTCTGACAACAAAGGTGGCCCCGACGGCAGCGGGGGTACGTACCGTCGGGGCCACAAGCTTAGGCGACATCCAGCAGGCGTGGTTCCTCATAGCCCGTGGGCCAGATGTCATTGAGAAGGCATGATTTGAGGCGACGGATGGCCGCCTCATTCTCATGCCGGGCCGCGGACAGGCAGTCGTCGGATACGCGCCAGAGACCGCAGCGGAAGGGTTCGCGTTTTTCAATGCCGATGATGTGGACTTGCACGTACTCGCCGATGACTTCCTTCAGGACCGCCTGATAGAAGGCCATCTGGCGGTGATAGCTGAAACGGCGGGCATCGGCCTCGAACCACGACAAGTCATCGCAGCTTTTCAAGTCAACGATCCCGCGCTGCGGATTCACCCAGTCGAGGCGAATCTGACAGGGTGTGCCGCAGTAGGGGGCTCGGACAACTCCCTCGGCGAGCCCATACGAGATCAGGTCAACGGCTGTGTCGTTGAGCGAAATGCCGGACGCCATCTGCTCGATGACGGCCATCTGTTCGAACGACAGCACGGGCCGACCCTGCCGAGCCTGCCATTCGGCAAACTTCTTGGTGGCGCTGCCATAGGGTTTGCCTGTCGTCGGATTGATCGGCCCGCCCAAGGCGAACTGTTTCTCGTATTCGGCCCGTCCCTCGAGAATGCGGACATGGGCCGCGCGGCCGAGGAGGTATGCCGGTGTGTCCTTGTCCTCGATCAGCCCACATCGCTTCTTGTGGTACAGAAGCGGGCATCTCTGGAAATCTATCAGTTGATGGCTGCTGAGGAACTCAGCCGACCGGGCGTGGTACTGCTCGGCGGGCTCTGCCTCAAGGATGCTCAAGTCGATGTACAGTTCGTCATGCATGATTCACCTCGTGTACTTTGTGTCAGGGAGTTTGCCTTCTACATCCGCACGGAGGCCGAATCTGCCGCGCCCGAATCACAGAAACCCAGCCTCGGGTCCATGAAGTACCCCCGTGCCTGGGCGATCAGGCGGTAGATCGAGTTGCGATGGATGCCCATCGCCTTGGCCGCTTCCGTTGGCGACAGGTGCATCAGCAGTCTGCAGGCCTGCCGCAGTCGCCGGGGCATCCTCGCCAGCACTACATCGATGTCCAGCTTCAGTTCGAGCTTGGCCAGGTCGTCCTCGCCCTCGTGCGCAGGGTCGTCGACGGCCGGGGGGCAGCCGTCGGGCGCCTCGGAGAAACCCATCGGCTTGCCTGCTTCGCGCTGCCGCATGCGGCACTCGGCCTGCGCGAGCTTCTTGACCGCCAGGTCGAGCACCCGGCAGGCGTAGGTGTGCCAGCTGGCGGACCTGTCCGGGTCAAACCGGTCCGCCGCCTTGAGCAGTT